TACGTACTAGCATAATCTGTCTGAAGTCATTATCAACTACCCAGTCAGAATCTTCGTCACCTGCTGGTTTTACGTTAAACATAATAGATGTACACTTTAAATCGTCTCGTGGATCAGCGCCGAATCCGTTCTTAAATGAAAGTATTGGTTCTGCAGTAGCACCGAGTCCACCTCCACCTGTTAGTGAAACCGATGCGAAATCATATCCTGTACCGAATACTTTTACACCAGAAGATTCAGCCATTTCAATCTTAGAAACTGAACCACCGTCAATAAATGCAGTACCCTTAGCGCCATTACCATTTCCTTGTATTACAACGCTCGGAGCTGATGTATATCCTGTACCGGTATTAGTCAACCTATATCCAACAATAGAACCAGGTATAGCGTTTGATTGTACACCAAATTGTGTTGTATCATCAAGTGATGACGATGAATCAACACTATTTACTAGCTTAACAGGTATAAAGTTAGATGCTTGGAATTTACTTTCTCTTAAAGCACCGATTGAATATAAGAACTTCCATGTGTATCCATCAGCCGTCATTATATGATCTGCTGTACCAGTAGGTTTGACTGTAGAAGTAACAGGTTGCCCCGCCGCATTTTTACCCTGCTCTAAACAGATATAAACATACTGTTCATCTGTATACACATAAAAAGGTTGTGCTGGAATCTGTGTAACGTTATCATCATATGCTGAATAAACTGACCCTTGTGACCAATTATATCTTTCTACACAGAAAGATCGATCAGTAATAATTTTTACTGATTGCATAGAGAGTTGTGCGTTTCGTATTTCTCTAATGTTTTGAATAGGATCAACAACTGTATCAGCTGAGTCGTAAGGTTCAGATCTACCAACAGCAACGTGGTAGCTCACGCCTGTGCTATCTATATCATTGATGAGAGTATCGATGACCCGTCTTTTAAAATTATCTGTAACTATTGCTGGCATTTATCTATCCTATTGTTTTGATGCTAGGTGCCAATTCGCACCAGTCCATATCATAAATCCGGCTTGGTTTTGTGTAAATGTTGTATTCGTGCCGCCGGCAAAATTAGTTGGTTGTACAGTTACTGTGCCTGTATTATTATTTACAAAGTATTTTAACTCACCAATTACTGTACCGTCTAGAACAAATGCTGTAAGAGGCGTAGGTGAATTAAATATTGCAAGTGGCATTTCTTGGTCTACATTACCAGATGCTGTCATTACTGAATTATTCACAGCAACTCTCGTATCCATTAATACTGCGCCATTACCTTTACCACCTAATGCTAATGTAACATTTGTATCTGCACCATCTGCATATACTGATGGACTAAAACCTGTTGCTTCGTTACCTAGCGATACAAAATTTACCGCACTGGGAAACGCTTCATACTTTGTGACTGTCGCGCCATTAGTATCTAAAATCTGATTAACTTGTGGAAAGTTAATTGTTGCTGAATCTAATATTTTATTTTCTAATGTCTGAGCATGCTTAGCCATGACAAAAGTATCACTATCACCTAAACTTGGTAAATGTACTTTTACATTTGCAGTAAGTGCACCAGGTACAATTTCATAATTATGACTTGAGTCATTGTCTTTTATAGCTGGATGTTTTAATTCAGCCGAATCTAATGCTTTATTGCTAAGAGTTGCAGTGCTGCTGTTTAATACTACTGTTCCACTTGAATCTGGAAATGTAATACTATTATTCTGAGTAGGATCAACTACATTAACATGAGTTTTAAATAAATTGACACTATCACCATTAAAGTGAATACCATCAGAGTCCAGGAATAAATAAGGAGATACTTGGTCGCTTTCACCAAGAAATTGATATATCTCTTGAAAGTTTTGATTTATTTTATTACCGGCATTACGTAAGGAATCACCTGTGCCGTCGTTGGCACTTGCTCCGGTATTAATATTTTGTCTAGCCATTTTCTCTCTCTTTAAAAGTTATCACTATTTATAATAGTTTTAGAAGAAGTCGTTACTAAAATTAAGAAGTAATTGGTTATTACTTGATAATTTAGGAAATGCTGAGTCTCCTGTAACACTATCTGCATCGAATGTTTGAGATCCTGCATTATTACCTATAGCTAAGGTATCAAATTGTGTATCAAAATCTGCTAATGTTAAATTTCCACCTTGCATCTGACCTAACTGTATAGGAGCAAGTGTAAACGTTTGTTGAGCAGGTAGAATTTGTTGTACAACCTGATTAGTAGAATTAAATTCGAATATAGCTACATCTGCCACACCTGTAAATTGTGGACCTGCAGAATCTGCAATGCCAGGAGGCATAATCAAATAATCTGGTTCTGCAATACTAACAATCTGAACTTCACCAGCAACATACATACCTGCCGGATGTACAAATAACTTATATATGTCTCTCCAAGTGTCTATAGGTAATGTAGATTTAATAAGAAGCGCGTATTTTTGATATAGTTTATCATCAGTTATATATCTTTGATCATCCGGTCCGATACGTGATGCTGATACTATAATCTCTGGTGCGTATGGTGATATACCTGCGTTATGGTTTTCTTTCTCTTTCTTTAAATCATGCACACTACCAACAATAAAAACATTTTCTTTCGTATATTTTACATCTACGAATGAATTAAAGAATACTCTAAAGAATTGTTCTATACTATACTTAGTACCTTTTGATTTATATAGAGTACTTGAATAGTCAGCAGCTTCTCTTTTATTTTTAAAACCTTCAAAGAACTGTTGACCTAATAATAATTCATCTTCTATAAATGATAATAGATCTATATCAACCTGTGTAATATCACGATTTAAAAATAATTCATCTATTAAATGTGTTGGTGATACATCACTATCAGCATAATCATAATATGCATTTAAAAATTTTGCGAACTTAGGATATTCAGTCTGAAAAAATTCAGGTAGAACATTCGATACATGTTTTTTGTTTTGTACCGATATAGCTCGTCGATTAATATCGCGTAATGTTTTATCTAATGACATATTAGCTCGTTGTAACTACTGTTGCTTGTACAAATGATGGACCATCATCGAATACTACAATTTGATTTTGACCTGGCGAAGAAAAGGATTCGTTTGCTGCTACTGCAGATATCTTAATAAAATTATTACCACCTATTATACTATCTACTATCAAACCTGTTATTTTAATAATACCAGTAGATGGTGCATATTCACCTATATTATCAATGAATACCGTATCATTGTCAATAGCAACTAGTTGTAATTTAGTACTATTTAACTTATTTTTAATAGTTACTTTTTTACCATTAGAAAAGAAAGCTGTAGAAGTTATTGTATGTGATTCATTATTAGGTTCAGAAATTGGCGATGCATATCTAAGATCAGCTGATTCATTAGTCCCTAAAAATGGTACATATCTCTTTTGTACTTTTAAATTTGCACGTGAAGATAATACTGAAGGATCGACGTCATCAACTAAAGATAATAAGTTAGACCGCCTATATGACTGATCAAATAAACCAGTGCCATTACTAAAATAATTTATAGTTGCAGTTTCAACTCTATCTTGAATCTCTTGTACAGATGATGATGTAAACTTAGGGTTGAACTGAAAAAAGACTGAAGTTTCAAGGAATGTAATATCAGGATCTTCAAACTTAATATCAAATGTAATAACCTGTAGCTGCTTACCTAATGCAATGATATCGCCTTTTGTTTTATCTATTGTTGCCTGTGTTACATCGTCTTTAAATACTATTGATAAGAAGACACACCCGTATTCCTTACGTACTGCATCTTCACCACCGTATGCTTGTATATCTTTAATTAGATAGCCAAAGTTTCTTTTAACTAATGTGGCGTAGTCAGATGCTGTAACCATTCTATTTTGTGATGCATATGAGAATGGTGCATTCTTACGTATAGAAGCAACTGATTCTACAACAGAACCAGACACAGCTTTAGTTACTGTAGTTAAAGATAAATTAAATGATGTATTTCCTGCAGCATTAGGCACACTAATTTGATTAACTGGTGTAAATACTGTAGCTCCATTTGCATCTGGGCCAGTTGTAGAAAGATATTCTACAACTATTTTATTACCAGCTTCAGGTGCTTTACCTAATGTAAAGCCATCACCGAAAGATAATTCATAGAATCCATTCGGAGTTTCTCTTAAAATATAAACTTTAGATTGATCGTCAATCGTATCAGCTTCTTTTAAATCTGTGAATGTAGAAAATGTTGTAGTAGATAAGTCATTATACACACTAACAAATGCTGTTGTAGTATCGATATTTTTATCTGGTATTACATATACTGAATCAACTGAGTTTTCACTAACCAGAAAAGTCTTTGTGATATTAGTGCCTTCTTTTATTGTAATAGCTTCACTAATTTTATCATCTTTGAAAATATATAATCCAGTACCAT